ATACTGTATGTATTCCACCCAAGTCTATATCTATCAGCAAATCACTCGAGTGTTGCTCATGGATACTGGTGCGGGCGAAACTTTTATCTATAGGTATGATCCTGTGTACGCAAAACAACTAACTATAAACAAAGGCGTTGACAATGTGCTGTTATTTGAGTTCATTAATCAACAAGAAAAACCTGTTAATATCACTGATAACACTTTTGTTTTCCGTGTGGTTAACACCGAAGGTGATCGTGTGTTACTAGAAAAATCAATGGTCATACTAAATGCACCCACCGGACGAGTCAAAGTTACATTGACCAGTCCAGAATTGTTGGAAGTGCTGGCACAACCAGCCAACTACAGCATACAAAGAACACAACCAGGTGGACTAACCGAAGCAGTGTTTACCAATGCCCAAGCCGGAGCCCGTGCTCCTGTGAACATTGTGGACAGCGTATTGCCACAGTATGTGCCCAGTGCTCCTCTTACTATACCCACTACCAAACTATCAGCTCAGGTGTCTTATGATGGTGCTACGTGGAATCAGTTTCCAGCAAATCCTTACTGGGCCGGCAATCCCAATGGTGGAAATTATTGGAATAGTTTTTCAAACACAGAATTTTACAGCAGTTTTATTGAACCAGCCAATGCAGTGACCACAGTACAAATGACCCTGGATGGCTATACTGGAACAATCAAAGCCCAGGCCGCAGAAAACTATCAGAGCATTTTTTATAATGTAACCGAATCAACAACCTATCTCAACAAGACCGGTACCATCTATATGAACATCATAGGTTGGTATCCTTTACTTAGAATTTGTTTTAACAACAGCATTTTTGCTGTGCCAACCCAACCCGGCGTTCCGGCTGTTGCCTATGCAAGCACAACCAACGGTGTAGTCACCAGCATCACTGTGACCAATGGTGGATCTGGATATCTAGCACCACCCAAGATCAACATCATTGGTAGCGGTGCTGGTGCCACAGCCGAAGCTACTGTATCAAATGGTATACTCACCGGAATAACTGTGACCAATGGTGGCAGTGGCTATTGGTACCTTCCTAATGCAGGATTTGGTGTAGGTCTATACCCAAACAATCCAGACCAGACCGGAGCCGCGGTAATTATCAGCACCGGCTATGTGGTTGATCTACTGTACAGATAACTAATTTGTTTTAATTGTGGATTAACATAAATAGGTGTATGAAATATATCTATCTGATTACCTCGCCATCTGGAAAACAATATGTTGGCAAGTGTACATTGCCGCTGGAACAAAAAGCAGTATTATATCAATCGGCTGCCAAATATTACCCTGACATTAAAAGACCTATTCTGATTGCAATTAGAAAATACGGTTGGGACAATATGAAATTTGAAATTATTGAGCAAAACAATAAATGGACAACCCAAGATCTAAATACAAGAGAAAAGTATTGGATACAATATTATAAAACATTACACACTGGATACAATATTACCGGCGGAGGTGAGGGGCATGATTCTGAATCGGCTAAACTATTTTGGGCTAATGCAACGAGCGACTGGAAACAAAAAAGAGCATTGAATTGTAGCAAAGGGCAATTAAAAAGATTTGAAGACAATCCTGAATCAGAAAAAACCAAAAAACGCAAAAGTGATGCTCATAATGGATCCTACAGAATTGAATCACCAGATGGCAGAGTTTGGGAAACAGATATTGGGTTAAAAGGGTTTGCCGAACAGTTTCAAACAGAGCTAAAAATTTCATATTGGGGCTTGTTCAATGCCTATAAAAAGTGTTATACTAACACAGTAAACATACGAACATCAAAAAACATTAACAAGTGGAAAGTAACAAGAATTGATAAATCAGACAGTCGAAACTTACTGGAGGCAAGGTCGAAAGATTAAGCAAACATCTTCTGGCTGGTTATCTGGAAATGCTGTTTGTTGCACACATCGTAGCGACACACAAGATAAGAGAGGACGTGGCGGTCTAAAAATGTCAGATTCTGGCTGGAGCTATTCGTGTTTCAACTGTGGCTACACTGCCAGTTTTGTCTTGGGCAGAAATCTAACATTTAAAGCTCGTAAGTTGTTGGAGTGGATGAATGTGCCCACGGAAGAAATTGAACGCATTAATCTTGAAAGTTTAAAACACAAGAGTATAGAAGGTCTGTTGGGTGACCGTCAAGAGATTATAAACCGATTACAAAACATTGAATTTGAAGATCGAGACTTGCCAGCAGAAACACAACCATTGAATGAGTCGGCTACAAAATATTTACAAAATAGATGTGTCCTATTGGACTATCCGTTTCTATATAAAACAATGCCACGCCCTGGCATTGTAATTCCGTTCACCCACAACAATCAAGTAGTAGGACATACCACGAGATTCATGGATGATCGTACGCCTAGATACATTCAGGACATACAGCCTGGATATGTGTTTGGTACAGATCTGCAAAAGTCCAACTGGCAAACGGCAATTGTGGTTGAAGGAGTATTTGATGCCCTTAGTATTAATGGACTGGCCGTTCTACATGCAGAAATCAATGATGCACAGACAAGATTGATACGCAGTCTAGGACGCGATGTGATAGTAGTACCAGACCAAGATGTGGCCGGTATGCGATTGGTAGACCGGGCAGTAGAACTAGGATGGGCAGTAAGTATGCCCGAGTGGCCTGCGGATGTTAAAGACGTAAATGATGCGGTAATTCGTTTGGGCAGACTTGGAACTGTACTAACTATTATGCAGGCCCGAGAAACTAGTCGAATTAAAATAGAACTAAGGAAGAAACAACTTGTTAAAAGACTACGGACTTGATGTCCAAAAATTATTCTTAGAAATGATGTTGCAAGACGCAGAGTCGTATGTGCGTGTGCAGAACATTTATAATCCAGAAAACTTTGATAGAAGTTTAAGACCTGCGGCCGAATTTATTGCCCAACACAGCGACCAGCACAAGACCTTGCCCACCACGGAACAGATCAGTGCCAGCACAGGCGTTAAACTCAACAACATTCCAGATTTAAACGACGGTCACTTTGAATGGTTTATGGATGAGTTTGAAGGCTTTACTCGTAGACAAGAATTAGAAAGAGCAATTTTAAAGAGTGCAGACCTGTTGGAAAAGGGCGAGTATGATCCGGTGGAAAAACTAATCAAAGATGCGGTACAAATCAGTTTAACCAAAGACATGGGTACAGATTATTTTGCAGATCCTAGACTTCGTATTGACAAGTATTTTAACTCGGGCGGACAAGTAAGCACAGGCTGGCCACAGATGGACAAGATCCTGTATGGTGGATTTAGTCGGGGTGAGTTAAACATTTTTGCTGGTGGATCTGGTTCGGGTAAAAGTCTTGTTATGATGAACATTGCATTGAGTTGGTTACAAGCAGGATTCAGTGGCGTGTATATCAGTTTAGAACTGAGTGAGGAACTGTGTGCGTTGAGAACTGATGCAATGTTGGCAGGAATGAGCACAAAAGAAATTCGCAAAGATATTGATCAGACTGAACTTAAAGTTAAATTAGTATCAAAGAAAGCTGGACAGTATCGTATCAAAGCATTGCCAGCACAAAGCAACATTAACGACATTCGCAGTTATATCAAAGAAGTGCAAGTGCAAACAGGATTGAAAGTAGATTTTGTCATGTGCGACTACTTGGACTTGTTGATGCCTGTTAGTGCTAAAGTTAGTCCGAACGACCTGTTTGTTAAAGACAAGTATGTGTCAGAAGAGTTGCGTAACTTGGCCAAAGAACTCAATGTGTTGTTTGTAACAGCGTCGCAGTTAAATCGCAGTGCGGTGGAAGAAATTGAATTCGATCACAGTCATATATCGGGCGGTATTTCTAAAATCAATACTGCGGATAATGTATTTGGTATCTTTACCAGCAGAGCAATGCGTGAGCGTGGCAAATATCAAATTCAGTGTATGAAATCGCGTAGCAGTACCGGTGTTGGCATGAAGATCGACTTGGACTATAATGTTGAAACCATGCGTATTACTGACCCGGGTGAAGAAGCCGGCCCGGTTAATTCATTTGCCCGAGGTAATTTGCTAGATAGCATTAAAGCAAAAAGCACAATGATTAACGGTACTGAACCCGTAGCCTCTCATGAGGAAACTGGTAAGATTACCGCAGATGTACAAAGTGCAAAATTAAAACAACTCTTAGGGCAAATTAAACAACCATGAAAGACAAGAAATATTTCTGTTATGAAATATATAAAAATCTTGCCATATGGTCCTACAACGGTAGGTTAGGGTATAATCCGTGCAGTTTCTTTAAGGGATATATTAAAACGTCAGATGCATTTGATTTAGATAACATCTGGAATGGTTCAGAACGTGCAGAATTAAAACGATGCGTTGAAACCGATACTCTTATTCCTGGATGCTCTGCCTGCTACGAAGCCGAGGAAAAGGGACTAGAAAGTCGACGCACAGCCAGTCGAGACCTGTATGAAAACTATCATAACGATACTGATATTGATTTAAATGCGCCACAAGGTTTAGACTACAGCGTAGGAAATCTTTGCAATTTAAAATGTATTATATGTGGCCCACATAACAGTACGGCGTGGGTGTCCGACTATCAAAAACTTTACCCCCTTAAAACAATCAATCAATTTAAATATGATAAATTTAATCAACTTGAAATATTTGATACAAAATTACTTAAAAATATAAAAACTTTGCACATTCACGGTGGCGGAGAGCCACTGATGAGCAATAACCATATTAACTTGCTTAAAGAAATAAAAAAAGTTAAAGGCCTTGGTGACGTTCGTGTATTTTACAATACCAATGGTACGCAAAGAGCCACACAAGAATTATTAAATTTGTGGGGAGAATGCCGTTTAATTGAATTGTATTTTAGCATTGATGATGTGGGCAAGAGATTTGAATATCAACGAACTGGTGCAAACTGGGAATCGATAATCAGCAATTTAATGTGGTATCAAAAAAATATGCCGCATAATCATATGTTTAATATAAATTGCACTTGGAGTTATTTAAATTTATATTATCTACCAGAACTGTTAGATTGGCAACAAGCCAACTTTTTAACCAATCGTTACGGTGATCCTGTAAATTTAATTTTTCAACGTGCCACTGGAGACTTTAATATTTTGCATTTAAGTGAGTATGTTAAGAATATTTTATTTGAAAGATTTACAAATTACCCGCAGTTAACAGACCTAGTAAAAAGTATCAAAACTAGTGATAAAAATTATCAATTCTTTTGGAGTAAAATTGAAAAAATTGATCAAGTAAGGCAAACTAATTATAAAACATTATGCCCAGAATGGAGTCAATTATTATGAACATGTTATGTACTGGCAATCCAAATCATAATACTGTAGCCAGTGTGGTAAAAAAATATTTTTCAGAAGCCAAGTTTGCCAGCCGGGCCACTGGATATGATTTAAGATTCTGGGATTCTGGAAGTGAGACTCACTTTAGAGAACAAATTATTAACTATAATATATTCATTAACAGCTCATTTATATGTGGCGGCGGACAATTATCTTTGTTAGAAATAACACACGAGGAATGGGCTAACGCTGGTATTTGTGGACATATTATTAATATAGGTAGCACTGCAGAGTATTTAGGAGTAAACGACGGCCAAGTTAACAATAAAGTCTATGCTACCTATTCAATTCAAAAAAGAGCATTAAAAGACCGCAGTTTACAATTAAATGGGTTGAATAATATCAAGACCACACACATTATTGCCGGTGGATTAAATGATGGGCTTCCTGGACATGAAACTTGGTTAGATTTAGTTCATATTGCTAACACTATTACGTGGGTTATTGAGCATCCTTGTTTAATACCACTAATAGAGATTCGAGCAAACTATACAAAATCCAATAAATAATAAAAAGGTCTTGGACTAAAATGCAAAAGAAAACTCGTAGTTTATTAGAAGAATTAGACTCAATGTACATTGAGCGTGATCAACGCCATGTTATTGAAAACCGTGCATCTAATGTCATAGCCAGTGCCATACGCTTGTTGGAAGAAATTGATTCTAGTTACAGCACAGAAGATGCCCAGAATCTACAGCGTAAGCTACTCAATGCTATCAATCAGCGTGACCCTGGCAAATTTACTCGAACAGTGAGACGCACAGATGCAAATTCATGAATTGACACAACCCAGGCTGGATGAAGGCATAGCCAGTACCCTGGGCAACCTAGTAGGAGGTGCTCGGGCCGGAGCCAGTGCGCTGGGACAAAAACTTAGTCCTGTTGGCGATTTCAAATCTGCCATGGCAGATCCAATGCGGCAACAACAGATAAAAATGTTGGCTGACAAAGTCTATGGAGGCTGGAAACAGTATGAAAAGACTTTATTACAAAGCAATCCAGATGCCAGAGAATCAGGTATGTATGAACAGGCCTTGCTGGCATTTGTGGTCAAAAACTTGTTGGGCGGACAATATCTGCCCAATGTCATCAACAAAGATAAAATTACAGCGTTGGTCAAACAATTGAGTGCATCCGGCGGTGTCACAGAAGCTGATGCTTCAAAAGTTACAGCCGAACCAGTTTTCGTCGGCGGCAAGAAGCTTGATCCGAACAATCCCAATGATGCTAAACTCATTGCTTCTGCAAACGCGGCCGCTGCTCCAAAGACTCCCGGAACCCCACCAACACCGCCCAAAACACCAACACCACCTGCCGCACCGTTGACTCCACAGAAAGAAAAAGATCTTTGGTTACAGTTAACACAGCAGGCCGCAGTAGCAACTGCTCACGCCCCGGGTACCGGCGGCAAACCAAGCACACCAAGCGGCCCGTCTGACTCTGATAATACCGGCGATGCTAGAAGTTATGCTCAACAATTAAAACCAACTGATCCAGCAGTAGCTCAAGGTCTTGCTGCATTTGGCAGTGCATCTGCTAAAAATGTTGGTGATACCAATGTAAAATCTACTGGTAATCCTATAGCAGATGCTTTACTATTGCTAGCTGGTTTCAGAGGCATCTAATGAACATCCTCGAAGGTGGCAACGTATTCAAAGACGGTGATGGCCGTGCGGTCACACAACGTATCAATCAGACTGATGTCAAATCAACCCTGGCCTGGTTAGAAGAAATGTTACCAGGTCTTGACTTGCAAAACAACACCCTGGGATCAACCGGTATCAAAGACACATCAGGCGATTTAGACATTGCAGTCGATGCCAAACAATTAACCAAAGAACAACTAATAGCACAGTTGACCCGTTGGGCCGTCAGTCAAAAACAAAAACCCGAAGAGTGGGTCAAGCAAACCGGTGCTGGA